TTTTCAGCCGCTGCCTTTGTGTCTCCATCCAAGCTCTGTAACAATGACGCCGAAAAGCCTGTGACAGTTTCCATGTACTCGTTTGCAGACAATCCAGCCGTCTGATATGCGTTTGCAGCATATTTCTGTACTTCACTTGCCGAATCCTTGAACAGTGTCTCGACACCGCCGACCAACTGCTCGTAATCCGAATATGCTGTCACAGCACTCTTTACAAGTGCCGCCGTTGCTGTTGCAGCTACCGAAGCCGTAGCCACACCCCACTTTGCAATCGTCCCGATTCCTTTGAGAAACACATCACCTACTTTTGACGCTTTACCGGAAACGGAATCCAAGCCGTCTTCCGTTTCCTGCTGCCCTTTGAGTGCGATTCGACCAAAGATCTTAAATAATTCCATCGCATTCTCCTTTTAAACCAATTCAATGCCGAATGCATTCATTGAATTTTCCACCATCGCTTTGATCTCTTCGTCAGATAGCGATTTCTGAGATGATGCCTGAGCATGTACACGATTTACGAAATCCTCATAGGATTCTCCCTGCACCTTATTCAAAAAGAACTCCCACAGCACATCTTCTTCGGTATCCTTGTTCGTCCGCTTCACAATTGAATCCACGAACTCTACCAAGCGCTCTGTCGCAATCATCTCATCCATCAATAAAAAAGGACTTGCATATCGCTTGAATAACAAGTCCCAAAACTCTAAATCACCTACCCGATAGATTTCAAAGCAACCTTGAAAAAATCTGCGAATCCACTCTGTTTGACCACATCCATAATCATCGTAAGGAACATTCCTGGATTCATATCTTCCAGTTCCTTTACTGTCATACCTGACAGATTCGAGAGAAGCTGATAGATGTATTTCTCAGCATTCGACAGATTCTCCAGAATAACATCGCCAATCTCAAATGCAATGCCCATACCGAGCTCTTCTACATCCTTCATAGTGATCTTCTGATTCTGCATAGATTTTTCTATCAAACGTTTTGCTTCATCCGATGAAAAGCAATCAGAAAACTTGCTGATTTTAATACACGAAATAATCTTCATCATTGGGAAGATATCTTTCGAATTCAATGCTCGCAATGTATACGGCTTTTTCTCTTCCTGTACAGCTTCTTCCACTGTTCCATGCATTACTTCTGTTTCTGTTGTCATTTCCTTTTCCATAGTTACTTATCCTCCTAATATTCGGTATTACGCTGCATCATCCAGCAACTGATCAACTGTATTACTCTCAACAACTTCCTTCGGCATATAGATATGATACGGAAGCACATTCGTCATAGCGCCTGCCTTGAGCTCAGCATAGCAATCGAATGTCGTTGGGATTGTTGATGCTTCTTTGTTCTTCGTATCTGCCGACAATCCAGATGTACAAAGTGCATAATCAAATAATACGATCACAGGTGTTCCGTTCGTCTTGTATCCGACGCATGCAAAATTCTCGACATAATCGCTGTCTTCGATTGTTGCCTTAGATTCAATCACATCCATTGTTTCATCTACCGACGTGCCTTCCTGTCCGATTGTTGTTGCCTTCAACCAGTCTTTTGTGAGCTCGACCATATTCGTCTCAACCTTTGCCGTCTCGCCGACTTTCTGCACAAGTCCCTTCGCATTAACAAGCACACCATCCACCGAGATATTTGTAATCTCCGGAGCAATCGTGAACTTTGTACCGCCGGATGTAGCACCAAGCAAAGTACCTGTCCAGAGCTTCTTGCTTGTGTCATACTTAAAGTTTTTGTACAGTACACACGCATTTAACAGTATCCGCTTCGGCGTATTCTCTGTTACACCAGATACGCACAATTCTCTCCATGTGTTTTCTGCCATTTATATCACCTTCCATTCTTTTATAGTCAGATTGATCTGAATTCTCTTCAATGTCCCATCTCCGGTCGGTACCGAAAATGCATTTGAATAAAAAACAGCCACACACGAACCATCTGGATTCATGCGTGACTGTGGTAAGAATCTCTCTATTGTTTCTTTGTCCTGCTCAAATAGAATCGGATTCCCACGGGTCCATCCATTTAATATAAATGTTGTCCCCTGACTTCCATCCTCTTCCTTGGTCGGAGAATCATCTTCCATGTACTCTCCAACATAATATCGGTCTGGGATTTCGCCAACCCATTCTCCGAATTGGTATGGAATCCCGCTGGACTTCATTAGTTCACCAACATAATTTAATGCTGCTATACTCATTATTTCAACTCTCCAAATATTTCATTTGCTCGATTCTGAATTGCACCATTCGTAGCCTTGAAGGCTTTTTCAAGCGGTCTGTTCGGTGTCTTACCATGTGTGAAATGTCCATTTCCCTTCTTATCCTCATAATACCATCCGCCTTTACGACCATTACCATTCACGGCATATTCGCCAGTACCGAACTCTTCCCAGATGGCATTTTCTTCTGGAGATCCAACTGTTGCTTCTAATTCAGATTCATCGACTACATAAGTGTATGAACCCCTTGTCTCTCCAGTATCTACTCTGGATGCATTGTGTACAGCCGTCTGCACTTCTCCTGCCGCTTCTTCAAGAAATGCAATCGCCTTTTCTCTGAGCGCCTTCTTGATCTGCATGGAATTATTCGTAAACTCTACGGACATATTACTGACCTCCTGTGTATTTCAGATATATCTCCAACTGCTCATGAAGTTCCATCGGATCATCAATCACCATGATATCATATACCTTGTCATTGATCACCATCCGACTGTTCTCCGCCTTGATGCGGCTGTCGAGCTTCTTATAGTCTGCAAGGAACACGTGCGTAGATTCCTGAATCTTAGCATTATATGTTGTGTACTTGCTGTCTCCTGTCGATAGATCAAGATACCCTGTTATATCATCCACAGTCTCCCATGTCTTATCGCATGAACCGATGATATTCGTCTCTGTCTTACAGAGCTGAATCTGACCGGTTATATTTCCACCAATCATCTAATCACCATCCATTTAAAATCTCGCTTTCATATACGGCTTCAGGAATCCAAGAAGTGACTTTGGGTATCCCATAAGCGAATTATCGCCATCCATGTTGAAATACGTCACAGAATGTCGGCTAAGTGTCTCCGACTGAATACCGACCTTGTCCCTGTTCTCGATATCCCATTTCAGCATATTGGCTACACCGAGCTTCACATCCATAGGATATTTGACCTTCGTTACAAGTACACATATTTCATCCGAAAGTGGCTCATCAAAATCCATATGTGCATTGTCCATATCAATGCCCTTAATCACATACAATCCATCGTTATACAACGATTCCGATATTTGTACGGTGTCACCCTCTGCAAACAGATTCGATGCACCCTGTAGCACTCCGCTCTTAACCTCTGCATTAAATCGTCTGTTTCTGTCTTGGAAGTTGTTATTTGTATACTTCCGTATAAGGAGCTCCAGCGCCTGAAGCTTTGCTTCAAGCACCGAATCCTTTGCAGTAATATCGATATATGATTTCAACTCTTCAACGGTCATAATCATACGATCACCACCTTACTGCTGCTCTGTGACAGTATATCCGTCGTGTTCCTTAAACCATGATGCCATGCGCTCGCTCTCGATCACTGCCTGTCCGTTTGCGAACTGGACGCCACCGGCACCAACTCCGCAATAAGCAGGCGCATTGTTAACGACTACAAGCCACTTTACTGCCTTTGTCTCTGTCTTTGCTGGCATATTTATCACCTATCCTCTCTTTGCTTACGCAATCTTGATATTACGAAGTACACCTGCATGCTGTGTATTCTTCAACACGGTTGCAGCGATCATCTCGACCTCTGCATCCTTCATTGTACCCGGCTTGCTGAAATCAGGCAGATACTTATCGATAACTGAACCACCATTCAGGCTGATGCCGTGGAATCCATCATTCACATCAAACTTGACAGCATAGATATCTGTCAGTCCTGTTGTTGCTGTCTCTGCTGATCCAATCTTTCTGCTGATTCCCTTCTTCACTACAGAATTTGCAGTTGCATTGCTTCCACTTACAGTGTAGTGGTTCTGCATATCAACAAGCTTGATACCATCAATCGTTGTAATACGCTTACCAAATGCCTCTTCGCTCTCCGTTCTGTAGCCAAGGACACGAGCAACAGTCTGAATCTTTGTGATTGTCTCCGTGTTTGTAAGAACTGCATCTGCATCAGTAGTCTTGATCAGAAGCGAAAGTGCCTCGTAGAACTCGTCTGCATTTGCCTTGATCTGGGCGATTGTAGACAGGTCAATTGACTTGGATGCACCATACTCTGTTGCAGTGTCAGCAATCATGGAATCCAGTCCCTGGAATTCCGGATGATCTGTCGATGCAGTTGTAGTAGCATCGCCATTGATCAGTGTGTAATGGAACAGAGAAACAATCGCCTTGATATGTTCCTCAATCTGATATGCAAGGTTGTCGAAGTTACCGGCTACTTTGTTAAGCACTCTGTCCATCTGTACAGCGCCACCCATGATAGCAAGGCTTGCTTCACACTCATGCTTTGTAGCTACAGAGTTTGCATAAGAACCACCAAGTTTACGGAACTCTGCTGTAGCCGGAAGCACCTTTCTAAGATACTTGTACTTCATTGTTGAACCACCGCCTGATGCTGATACACAATCATCAAATGTAAGCATCTGCAGTACGGTAGACTGTCTCAGAAAGATATCCACGATCTGCGAGAACACCTTATCGCTCATACCTTTCTTCATTTCTTCTAATGTCATTGCCATAGTTTTTCACCTTTCCTTTCTTAGCCGTTCGTTGCGGCTTCATACTGCTGTTTCAGCGCTTCTGCTAAATCCTTAGGCTCTGCAGAACCGCCAGCCGGATCTCCCTTGTCCAGCTTATTCTCAATAATCTGTCGACTTCCACCTTCAGAACTCTCGAAGTGTGCCGGGAACTGCGTCTTGAGGGTTGTGAGCATATCATCCCATCCTTTGATGTTGCCATCATCGTCGATTTTGAGTTCTTCGCCCTTCTCTTTCAGCATCTCCTTAATCTTGAAGGTCATATAATCGGTATCATCCGTCTTGGCAGATAACAAAGCGACTTTCAATGCAGAGCTGACCTTTGTCTCTTCCAGTTCCTGCTGCAAGCGGGCATTCTCTGTCTCATACGTTGAAATCTTCTGCTGCATACCTTCATCGCCCTTGGAGGCCTTCTTCAGTTCTTCGATGAGCTTATTTGCGTTGCCGATCTCCGTGTCTTTGCCGGTGATCAGACCATTCAATCTCTCGGTTTCAGAATCATACTTCTCTTTACTGATGTAGTTTCCTTCCGACAGGTCCGCAAATCGAACATGCTTGAGCTTGTCCTCTTCCTTCGAGTTCTGCTCATCAATCTTCGCCTGCACCTGTTTGTACAGTTCTTCTCCTAACACATCTTTCAGTTCCATAGTTTCCATCCTTTCTTGACTTTAATCGCAGTCACGCATGGCAGTTATCACTCTTGCCGGAGTAAGTATTCGTCACAGTTTAATCGCCTTAAGCCGATTTTGGGCATAAAAAAAGACCACGTTTTAATCATGGTCTAAATTACATAATTATTTTGTTACACAGAAAAAGCACCCTGCTACTGCGGAGTGCTTTCGTCTAATTTACCTTTGAACTAATATAGTTCTCATATTCTTCTGGTATTCCAATATCATATTTTTTGTAATAGTGTAAGAAATCAGCTGGAAATGTAAAATCCCCATCTTCGTATATTCCTGCTTGCGGTATTTCTTCCCCATCAAATATATCTTCGGTAAACATAGGCGCAACAGCCGAAATAGAAAGACTTTCCAGATATTTTAATATCTTATCTCTGCTAATATGATTTTTGATTTTCTTATAATCATCAAAATCATCTTCGCATTTTCCATATTTCATTCCTTTGAAAAATCCAAAAAATGTCATATTATCACCGCTTTCCTTGTGGCTTAAATGTTTTCATTGTTCCACTTCCGTCATAACCTACTTTGAAATGTCCGTCCTCATAAACATACAGCACATCTGTAGGAGCTTCTACCTCAACGCCTAGCGAATTAGCAAGCTGTTGAGCAAATCCATCATCCGATGCACCTGTACTGCATGATAACATTCGTACTTTTTGACCATTGTACTTTTCATTATGAGAAATAACTCTGGCCACATCTCTTGCAGACATATTTTTTCCTTTTTCCCCATATTCTATATAATCAGGGCTTCCATGCGCTGCAAAATCAAAATAACCACTTTTTGCAGGTATTTTATCAAGCACCTTTCTCTCGTATGGAGTTATCATTTTATTGATATCTGCTAATGTTATTGTACCATTTTTCACGCTATTTGCAAGGTATTTCTTATTTAGCCAATCATTCATAGCTACACCTAATTCATTAGGCTTTCCGAGCTGGCTGTTGGCAAATACCTCTGCAAAAAACTCTGCCTTACTTGTCTTTCCATATTCTGATATATTTGCGTCCAAATCAAATACAGGATTGTTTCTTTTCGCAATTGCAATTATTTCATCATAACAATTATTTTGAACAGTTTTTTGAACATCTGCATACCACTTATATTTTGCCTTGTCCGTTTTTGCACTTTTATTTACAAATGCAAACATATCTGAATTTTTCCAACCAAGAGACTCCATATATTCCTTCTTGATAACATTCTGTAACATATGTCCATATTCATGAGTTACCGTAGCTATGGAGGCTTCTTCGTTTGTACGTGAAAAAGGCATCGAATATCCGCTATCCATATCTTTGATTTCCTTCTTTATCAGGGAATCTCTATCCGAATAACGTTTTTTATTCAGAACCAAATATTGACTTGCTGGCGTTAATCTACTGCTATTCACATTTCCGGCGAAATTACCTTCGTCTACATCAATATCTACAAAATCGGATTTATGTATTACTCCGAATTTGCTTTCCAGACGGATCAGCTGATTTGTATTATCCACAATCAGTCTTTCGTCCATTGAATCTATATTACAGTTTCTAAAGCCAATTCTATTCTTTAATGCAGTTTTAGCTTCTTCTGCATTCTTAACAAGTGTCACTTTCGGTTTATACATCGGATTGTTATCCAGCAGTCGCTTATACTTCTCATACTCCTTATCGGTCATGGAATTAAGCATCTTCTCGAAGTTCTTGCCATATTTCTTCTCCATTGCCGTAACGTGCTGCATATATGCGATATTTTCATCAGACCAGTATACTTTTTTCCACTCCGCATACTCTTCTGGAGATTCGAAAGTGACTGTTTGTTTCGAGAAATTATCCATTTTCACAATACCACAATTAAGCGCCCATCTCGCTCTCTGATCCAGACAGCAACGGCAATTACAATCCTGTGATGGATCACCAAACAATCCCGGAGCTTCTGCCTTGTATCCGGCGACTTCAAACATCTCGTCGACTTCTCGGATTTGACCATCCAGATCTCGGTGCTCTGATCTTGTTCTTCCATCAAGTACCGCATTCCACTGTTTTACAACCTCTGCGCCACGATCTATTGCTCTCTTCTGAGCGTCCAATGCGGCACGATTCTGTATGCGATGCCCTTCTGTCCGGGCAATCCGGATTGAATTGTTGTACGCCTTCTGGAACGGCGTATGCTTCATATTCCGTGCAAGGTTCGATGCAATGTTGCTCCATGTCATGCCCTGCGCAATTCCTCTTGATACTTCCTGTCGCACTGCTTTCTTGATTGCCTTTACATCTTCACCCATTCGGTCATACAGAGATGTAGAAAGCTGAGAGTCAAGTACCACTGCCCTTGTCACAGCTTCTTGGTCTACCGGCATCACAAGCGGTATTCCCTGCCCTTGCATATCATACATAGAGCCGAGATATCCATCCTGATAACTCCGTGTCAGATAATCGGATACAGTTGCATATGAATCTGATTGCAGATTTGTAAGTGCTCCTTCCAACTGCGCCTTGATTGCTTCCTGATATTGCTTCTGATATATGATTGACTGTATATTTTCAGGCTCAAGGTCTGCCCGCATCGATAACTCCTGTATCTTTGCTTCACAATCCCTTAGAGCCTGCCCATACGTGCTTTTTAACTGTGCAATTACCTCTTCCTCACTATTCAGTTGTGCTTGCAGAACTTCCTTCTGTCGCTTGTTCATTCGTCACAACTCCATCCAACAGCTGCTTAGCATCCACAGTGTCCTTCTCTGCGTCCTTCGGCAGCTTGTCTTTGATCTCTTCGTAGTCAATATCTAACTCATCACAAATAGCCTTGATAATCGTCTCATCATCTAGGGTGTCTGCTAATGACATGATCGTGTTGATTACTACCTGATGTGCCTGCGCTTCCGTGAGCTTGATCTGTGCATTCTCCTGCGCATTGCTCATGATCACATGCTCAAACTTGAAATATACGTCTGAATCCTGATAGCCCTTCTGCTCAGTCTTGTTGATCTCTTCAATTACAATCCGTACGAGGTGCCGGAGCAGTTTCTTCAACCGGATCTCCAGCTTGTTGCACTGCAGTTCCAAGAGCGAATATGCCGCCTTGATAGCGATATTCGTTGTTGCTGACGTATCTTTCAATCCGGCCGTATTCAGACCCATGCCGAAACGATAGATATTCTTCTCATCAAGCTCCATCTTCTCCTTACGTGCCTGATACGGCACATCAACTGTCTTGATGTCGACATCGCCATTCTCTCCTGTGCCGATAATCTTCTTTGTCTTGAGATTTGTCTGCAACTCATCCATGTTATCGCCTTCGTATCCCTTAACCACATGCAAAGGTGTGTCGAAATCAATCAAGTTATTGGATAAGCTCGATGCCATCAGATCATAATCATCAATCAGCGGTTTAATCGGTCGCAGAGACGAATGCTGCTTCTTGTTATTATCCAGCCGAAAGAACGGAATAAAACCGAGTGATTCATAATATGTATCATCTTCCTTCCCGCCACTCTTCTTGTACAGGATGTGAGGTCTTGGATTGATCTTCACAGAATCATCCAACATGAGTGCACCATCGTCAACCATCGCATAGTATGTCGTGTCTTTCTCACTCCACACCTGCACACGTGTTATAACCTTGTGTCCTTTATCTATGCGATCCGTATAATAGTAAATTACATAGGCACATCCATCGTCCGTGTCTTTCTTACGCACTTCAATAACGCCCATGGAATCAGCTGTAGCAAATGCATATCTGTCATTCGCATCCTTGTATGCATAAATGTATGAAAATCCTTTGACCTTGCAGTCTGTGATACACTCAGCCAGCTCATCCATAAAGATGTCATTGTTATTGAAATACTTATCCATATGCTTCTGAAGCTCTGGATCATCCGATCGCACAATGCGTTCTCCGTTTCGATTGCCGGATAATATATACTGCACCGCCTGATCTACCAGCTCCGTAAAGAAGAGGTGCGGTATCTTCACGTTGCTTCGAGTCTTATCTTCAACCAGATTGCCATCTGCATTGTAATAAAATAAGCGGTACTGCTTGATGTCATTGTCGCCGTCATAATACCGCTCACCGACCTTTGCAAACCGCTTCTTCTCGCTCGTTCTATCGTCGTCTATGAACTTTTTAATCTCGTCTACCGTCAGCACATTCTTTGCCCTTTCTAATTAAATAAGCCATGGACAAGGCTTACGCCATCCTTCGATACCATATCGAAGTGCCGCCATCGCATCATCCATGATTGGAACCGGCTCGTCAGTATACTCACCTGTTCGCTCGTCCTTTTTCCATTTCCATTGTTGCAGCTCCTTAATTGTATTTACACAATGAGGTGCAACAAATATTCTTCTTCGTATAATGTGGTTCTTATCGACCACGCCCTTGAGCCAGTCTATCTGAGCTTTGACAGATCCGGCGGAACCGCCCTTATCAACGCCCTTGGCACGATAGCCAGCGCCCTTCCATGTCTTGATTCTGTCCGGCTCTGCGGAATCGCACCACATAGGCTTATTCGTCGGTATAGCATGCTGAATCGCCAGCGGAATGATTTCCGCAGTTTCTTTCTCATGCACATATATCTCATCGAGAATGTATATATCATCATCCTTGATACCCAGAAGCAAGATAGCGTTCGCATGGTTGAAACCAAAGTCCTGACCGATTGCGATATCATCATAATCATTCAGATTCTGAGATACATCTGTGACTTCCCAGTTATGAAGAATCAAGCCGCCTATCTCGCCCCATTCACCCAAGCCATATATCTTGTATCCTTCCGGATCTACTTCTTTTCTACGCATCATACGCCGATGATACGCCGCATCAATAAAGCGGTTACCAAGATATGTACTATGGTGTGTCAGCACGTCCGGATCATATCTATCAAAATAGACCTTCTTTATCCAATGATTCTTATTCACCGGGTTGAAGGTCATTCTAAGCTGGTAGAACTGCCCGGGCGGCAATTCTCCACGCAATCTATCATCTATAATTTCCACATCTGCCTGCGTCAGTTCTGTTGCTTCCTCGCACCACACATCTGTGAGCTTTCCCTTCTGGAATGTGATTGACTTAAGCTTCTCTCGTTGCTTATCATCATTCATTCCACGGAATATAATCCTGTTGCCATTCGCCCGGCATTCAAGCGACAACGGCGATGTGGTCATCTTCCAATATCGCTCCGCCTTGTCTCCAAACATCCGATACACGGCACCTGTGAGCTCTGCATAGGTGCTGTCTCTGTTTGTGATATCTGACTTACGGACACACACAAGGTTCCTGCCCTTGTCCTTCATTAGCCGGAGAATGTAGTTCTGCGCTGTGTCAACGCTCTTTCCTGAACCGGCAGAGCCTTTCATCACAATATATCGCTTCGTGCTTCGGTCTACCTCCCGGAAACACGGATTTGCCTTTACATTCAGATTCAATCGGCATCACCGCCGGTATCTTCTTCATCTCCATAATCGATAGTCACATTCAATTCCATATCGACCGTCTCTTCCACCTTCTCAGTGTATAGGCCATATCGCTTGCCCAGAAGCTCCGCCGCCTTCAGCTTGTCCTTCTCAGATGGCTCTTTCTCCATCTTCCGAGCCTTTGTGCTTCCATCGCCCAAGCCTTCAATCACAATCTCTGTCGATTTGCTCTGTCCACGAAGCACGGATGTAAGATACTTAAGTACCTCATCCTGATTGGCAATCAGTGCCGCTTCTTTCTCCGCCATCCGGTTTTCTATATATTCTCTGATTACAAGTTTTGACAAGTTTTCAGTTCCGATTCTATTTGCCGTTTTCTTCGAATACCCTGCTCTGATAGCTGCTTGTGTGGCATTCAGATCAATCAGGTATTCATCACAGAATCTCTGCTGTTTGGCTGTAAGCTTAGCCATCACAATCACCATCCTTTACAATATCCATCCAAACAAAAAGCCTACCGCACCGGAGGATATGATCAGCTAAAGAGTACGGCAGGCATAAAGCAAAAGGCACCATGCAAAATGCACGATGCCTTTAACTTCCATTTATGATACATTAAATATAACACAGATTTCTCGTCTCATGTTATACAAATAAGTCAAAAAAATTACAACTTTTTCACAATCTTTATACTGATTTTAGGTGTACGTATTCAAACTATACCCTCTTTTGATGCATGCCACCACATCATCAAGCAGATTTTCGTCAACAATACCCTCCAGCATATCCGTTACATTCTCTGCTACATAATCCACATTGTAACTGTTAATGCTGCGATCAATGATATCCGTCACAACCTCCATATCATACGGTACATCCATGCCAGCACTCTTGTATGTTTCAGCATAACTTTCCAATCTGCTCTTTAATCTTTCCGGATCAATCAACTTTCCCATAGATTTTACCACCTGCCTTTACAATTTCGATTGCCATATATTTGGGAATACACTCAAACGCATTTCCTACACAATCTGCACCTATTGCGGTTGCATCTTCCATCTGCTCCAAGACCTTATCTGTATCATAAGCGGTCGGCTGGCTTTCAATAATATCTTTAAATATTGGCACATTTTCTGCTAAAGGTATCTGTTCCAATAAATCCTTAACTAATACATCCGCATCAATCAATCTCATTTTCATCACTCCAATCTAATTTCTGTCCGCACTGATGGCAGTAAACTAAATCACTTCTGATTATTCTTCTTTCACACACTGGACATAGCCATAATGCTGTACAACCTAAATTTTCAATATATAGCGGTTTCTTAGGAATTTGCTTTTCAAGTGCCTGTATCGCCAAAGAAAATACACATTTATCTGCACTGTATTTACAATCATCATTGCACAGATTTTGATTTTGTTTGCTTGCGCATACACATTTTTCAATTCTTTCAATAGCTTCACTCTCTGTCATATTATCCCTCGCTTTCTGACAACTCTGAATTGTCAAATATATTGCCAATAACTTCAATTTCAAAGCTCTTAAAACTCCACAAATTCCACTTTGCACCGATTGGAAATACATCTGCTTTGACACAACTCAAAGAGAACTGATAATAGTTATTCTGCCAAAATGCTTTATAAAAATTACCATATCTATCTCTGACAATATCATTCTCCCAAATAAGCTTGCCGTTCTTGTCTTTCAGACCTGTGCATTGGCAGATTGTGGATGGGTCTACTTCAATCATATTAGGAATATCATTTGTCATTCCCCAGAGAATATATCTCTTTTCCCAAATGCCATATAAATAGCCTTGCACCCATTCTCCGTTGTCAATTCTTTTTGACTTAAATAAATATCTATCTTCCATTTTCTCCACCTCTCAATTCTTCGAAATAGAATTTTACATCGTCAGACACATACTTAACGATTCCAAACCGCTCCGCCACTTGATAAGGTATGCTGTCACGCATAAGCCTTTTATGTATTTCAGACAAGTAATTTCTAAATCCCTCGACATCTAAAGTGGCTTTATAATGGTTGCAGCTCCTACAAGCTGGCATGTAATTTGATATATCATCTTCCCCTCCAATTCTAAGCGGCTTTGCGTGATCTACCTGCATATCCTTATATTCGATCTCGCAACCGCAATAACCGCATCTATGGTTACATTTTTCATATACTAAAAGCCGTATCTTCTTTGGAATCGATTTTCTCTTGTTCATCACTATGCATCATCTCCTCCTTTTCGCCCGCTCCACAGCATCCTGTTTCATATCCAGGTAATTGCTCAGAGCATCCTTCTGTTTTCTGATACATTCATTTTTCTTCCGTTGCTCCGTGGCGAATGCTTTATAGCCTTCACACTCGCCATGGCAACCTACCTTTCTATCCGTACATCCTTTACATGGATATTCACTCACAGCTTCAACCCCTTCCGAAAACGATACTTCCCGCTGTTCTCCGGAAGATCTTCTAATGTATCAAGCACGCCCTGAACGTGAGCAAGTGCCCTTCCATGCATGGTTGACGCCCACGAATACGATTTCTTGTTATCCGCTGCCACATCGTCAAGGTCCTTGCCCTGAATATAGAGCTTGTGCAGCACATTGTACTCCTTGACCGGAATCTGCTGAATCACTTCGCTGATCTCGCTCTTAACATCTCTGAGCCGTGCAACATACTTATCAATATCTCTTGCAGCATCGATTGCCATAACAACCGAATCTTCCATCTTCTGGTTGGATCCTGACGACTTCACACGCTCTCCATCCGTCTGACCGGACAACGAACTTGCCAATGTAAGCCACTGCTCCCGCTCAATCATCTTATTTGTGATCACAGCATCAATCTTCTGTACCTGCTGCAAATAGTTCTTTACTTTCATTTTTCTCAACAAAATCACGCTCCCTTTTCATCATCCTTTACGATAACAAATGCAACATCTTTACGTTCCATATACTTCTTAATCTTCGAGATCTGGAACGTGGCAAGCTCACTGATCTCCAGCTTGCCCGAATAATTTCTCTTAATCATGCAGACGTTCTCATCATCCATCAGATTCGGAATAACCGTCTGCTCTGTTATGTTTTCTATGTACATGCTCATATCCTCCATTTTTGCGCAAAAAAATACCAACCATCATTATTCGATGGTTGGTATCAAATACATACACTTTTATGCTCTGTACTTAGGATATTTATCTTTATATTTTTGTCCATTTTCACAATACGGACAGTAGAAATAATCTTTTTTGCATCCTTGTGAGGCTTTGTCATAAACTTGATCTGCTGAAAGACATCCCATTTTATCTAGTCTATCATATTCTTCATCAAATTTATCCATGTCCTCTGCACTTATAGTGTCTACTACACCCTTATTTTTGCATGTTAAACAAAACTGTTTTGTGTTATCAATTAAACCCATAATACATATCCTCCTTCGTATTGGTAAGGATATTATACCATTCCAACCATCACTATTCAATTTTCAAAGTTCGACAAATTTCGACGTTACATCATCTGATCTAACGGCAATTCCATCTGAATTGCTGGGTAATCTTCCCACGGAACGCCTATGTAATCGAGAACTCTTCCCCAGCCATATTTCTCTCCAGTCTCTGGATCTGTACAACACCGATACATGTAATACTCCCATTCTTTCTGGTTACGTTCTCGCAATTTATCAAATCTATGCGGCCTTTTCTCCATATGAATGCCAAAGCCACACATACTACATCCGGTTCGCTGTGCTCCAGTAGTCCGAAGATTTCCACACTGATCCTGTACTACATCGCCGTAAATATCCGGTATAATGCTATCCACCGGCTCATATGGTATTACATTTCCATTCTTGTCTTTGCTGTAAGGTTGCTCATAGTACAACTTCTCAAACACATCCATGTTTTTGTGATACCAATCATCCATTTCCAATGCCAGCTTTAATATGTCATTTCGCATATACGGAGCAAACGGAGCCGATCGCATTGTGGTTTTTCCATAGTAGTTGCATCCGTGATCGGTAAGCGCTTCTTCTCTCTGTCCACCTTCCGACGCCATCATTCCAAGATACGGATAGCTCTGATGTTCCCTAGCCCAATCATCGCAAGGCTTCTCTTTGAGCCAATAGCAACAATCATTTGATACCTTAAAATTCGGTTTCTGATAATTCACTCCTTCATTTTCGTTTTCATATCCTCCAAACAATTTCAACCACTTCTGCGGCAGTTTCATCCGACTATTCTTCTGAAAATGTCCGAGTTCTCCACATTCACCTGTAATAATCGCATGTCTGACCGTTTTATTCTTTTCCGTCGGATTCTGTAACAATGCAATCTTACCAGCTATACGCTTACTGATTACCGGAAATCCAACCTCATTCAATACCTGTGTCTTTGTCTTATATGAATGCAGAATTGTCACACCAAGCGCTTTGTGCACTTTCTGAATACTTGCATCTTCCAGACTTGATACTGATATTGCCGGTACGTCAATTCCGATAGATTTCAAGAACACATGCAATGTAATGCTATCAAGTCCACCAACACTGACATGCGCTACTTTCCCACGTTTATCCATCTCTTGAAGAAATTCTATTGCCCGGAGTTCTGACCGCTTCTTTTTTACCTCATATGGCTGATACTGCATGGCAATCATCCGGCTTTTTGCTTCACGCTTCTGATCTTTCCACTTCTGGAATTCCACGTCCGGCTTGTCTATCTCAATATCTTCCAAGAAGTCAAATTGTTCCTGTTCCATATCTACCTCCTACGCAAACATCAACTGTCCATTTGCTCCCTCTGCAACTCTCATATTTGCTGTTCTTCTTGCAACACACATTTCCGGAAGATTTGCTCTCACAAGTGCAGCCGGTATCGGTGGACACACTGCGTTACCGCATCTTCTTACCTGCTCCGTTCTCGGATATGTCTTGCCAGTATAATCATGATCAATAATGTAATCTTCTGGAAATCCCTGACATCCATATAACTCTCGTGGTTCCAACATTCGAAGTCCGATATCCACAATCTGATAATCAACACCCTCTATCGTAACAAGACCAAATCTATCCTTTGTAGTAACTGTATCAAGCGGTGCTTTTATGTCCTGCCCTGTAGCATCACCATAGTACTTAATCAGAAACGCCCTAACCTCCCCGAAATGTCCATCTCCTGCTGTGATTGTTGGCAATGGCTGTCTAATGTCTTTTCCATCACAATGATTATTCATCTGAATAAGATTTGCTGTGACAACACTGTTATGATCCCACGCTGTCACTGTAGGTAATGGATTTTCTAATGTATCGCCTGCGCCTTTATATCCACCATCGTAATATTTACTCAAAAACGATGTGACAAGACCGTATCGATTTGAACCATCCACGGTCATAAGCGGATCGTCAATGCCTTGCCCCCGGACTTCTCCCTGCGCTGTTTCAGAATGGTATTGAATCAATGTTGGACTGATTAAACATTGCTGATTGCCAGTTGTGATGGTATGCAACGGATCTTCGCAGCTTCCGCCCGGATGATTGGTTGTATTAGTCCCCATATATGGTGCAAGTTTAGGCTCAATAAGGCAATGCTCATTTTTGCTCACAATAGTTGTAAGCGGCTCCCGGACATCCTTGCTCCGGTCTTTTGCAAATCCAGTCTGTCCGATCTGCACCATATATGGCTCACACAAATAATGCTTTCCGCTTCCAACTATGGTCGGTAATGGCTGCTTTACATCATGTACTCTAGGGGCTTGTCCTTTTCTCTCCCCATATCCAATCGGGACTATAAAAGGTTCCGGATTATCGAGTACAAACTTTTTCAATCCTCTGGCTATCCTATTCATCGTCTTTTGCGCCAACGGTCTTACTGCACGGATACCATATTTTTCTTTAATCTCTTCAGAAGTGTCAAAAATGCTCGGACAAGGCAGGCTAAAATCAAGTTGCGTGTATGCTCCAACATAAGGTTTAAGCAACCCTGCCTTGACTTCCTCACTGTCCGCCGATGCATGTGTGGGTTCCGGCCAGACAATAGGCTTTCCGTCGCATCTTGCAATCATAAAGAATCTCTTTCGCATTGTTGGAGCTCCATAGTCCGCTGCCACAAGCTCCTTAAATTGCACTTCATACCCTAACTCTTCAAGCTGTCTTACAAATTGTTTGAAGGTCTTGCCCTGCTTGTTCTTAACTGGGTGATGGCGTCGATTTAATGGTCCCCATGTTCTGAACTCTTCTACGTTCTCAAGCATGATCACTCTCGGTCTTACAAGCCCCGCCCACCGGCAGGCAACCCACGCAAGTCCACGAATATTCTTGTCTTTAGGTTTTCCACCTTTTGCCTTACTGAAATGCTTACAGTCCGGTGAAAACCAGGCAAGTCCTACCGGATTTCCTTTACATGCTGCGATCGGGTCTACCGCCCACACATTCTCGCAATAATGTTTAGTTCGTGGATGGTTGGCTTTGTGCATCTTAATCGCTTCTGGATCGTGGTTGATTGCGATATCTACGCTATACCCAGTCGCCATTTCGATGCCTGTTGACGCTCCGCCACCGCCAGCGAAATTATCTACAATAAGCTCTCCGTGTATCACTCCATCACCCCCGGCATAAAATCGAACAGTGTCAGCTCGTCCATCTCGTTTTCTGCTGCCTGCAGATATCCAACTCCATCTCGGAAATAATCAGGATTCAATTCGCAGCCTTTCCCGAAGCGGTGCATCTTAACCGCCGTCATCGGTACCGTCATAAGTCCGCCGAACGGATCATATACGACATCTCCCGGATTGCTGTATCTGTTGATGATTCGCTCCACGATATCAAGCTGCAATGGACATACATGCATCTGTGCTCTTCTGCGGCTCTGTGTCGTGTTAAGTGTCCGCATCCGGTTGATATCATCCCATACCTCAAGTTGGTTCCATGATCCCGGAGCAACCACCATGAAAGTAGCCGGCAGTCTGCCGTCCTTATCAAGTTCTTTTGCAAGCTTCACATGCTCTTCATAGTTGTAAACGCTCTCTCTGCTGTATTTCCTGTATGCTTTCTGCAGATTATCCACCGATATCTCTTTCAGCTCATCCTTACTGATCAGACGATTGCCCGACGATCTCCAATATCCATGTGCGTCTATCTGCCATTGTGCCCTTGTGTATTCTTCCTTGCTCTTTGATACTGGATCATCTGCATATGCTTTGCTATGATCCGTTGGGAGCTTTCGGAACAATAGGATATATTCCGGGCATCCTACACCCATCTTGGTGCCATCCTTGCACTGTTCAGACCAGCCAAGGCGGTATGTCTGATTATTCTCCCGTACAACATCCGTCACAACGGTGATCATGCCGAAATACATAAAACCATGCTTCATGTAATGCTCGATACAATCCGCATGAAACGGCTCGATTGTCGGCATACCGGTACCTGTCGCATTTCCAAAAAGCACTCTGTCCTTTACATGTACTGCTGCCACTCTGCCAGGCTTCAATACCCTCAGGAGCTCCGGTGTCAGATAGTCCATCTGTTCAAAGAACCGCTCTGTATCCTGATTATGTCCGAAGTCGTTATAATTTGCACTGTACTCGTAGTGATTGCCGAATGGTATCGACGTATGTATCAGATCAACGCTGTTACTTGCCATGACACGTGTCTCTTCCACGCAGTCGCCGTATACCGCTTCATAGTGATTACCTCGCACGGTTCGTTCTTCTCTTGCTCCTTCCACTCCCATCTTCCTTTCCAATCGTTCAGCTTTGTTCGCTGAATTAAGTCCATACTTCTTCACGATCTCAACCATCCGCTGGACCATGTAATTATGATTCTTCCATTTCTCCAGCAATGCTTCCTTGATCTGCCGCTCGTTCTCCATGTAGATAATGTCAATCACAACCGGCTGACTCTGCAAGAATCGGTAACATCTGTGGATTGCTTGAATAAAATCATTGAATTCATAATCAATACCAAGGAATATTTCCCGGTGGCAATACCGCTGGAAATTACACCCCGAGCCGGACAGCGATTTCTTTGTTGCAAACAGCCGTGTCTTTCCATTTGAGAAATCAATTACACGCTGTTCTCTCGTCTCATAATCCAAGGATCCATAGATATCAACCGTCTCTGGCAACGCCTTCTTGATTGCATGGCGTTCACTCTCCAGGTCGTGCCACAACAAGAAATGATCATCCGGCGAAGCATCTACAATCTCCTTCATCTTCTGTACCCGGATGTCTATGCTGTCCCGCTTAACTGCTGCCGCTTCTTTCAATCCTTCTGCCGCTTCCTGAAAGAGCTGCATCTGTCCGTCCCTGTCCGCTGTATCTCCGTAATGAATCGGTATCTCATGCCATCTGACATCAAGCGGTGGCAGATCGTATCCGACATCTGAGTAGTCAGGATTGAGATCAGACGGCTTTGTAACGAACAGCGCCCAACTTGACACCCACAACCAGAATTCATCTTCCATATTCGGATACAGCGTCAGGTTGTTTGCCTTTGTACTATCCCGCTGGAAGAATCTTGTCAGTGCCTGTCCGGTGTCCATGACTTCCAGATATCCGGCATAGTGTATAAGCTCCTTGTACTTATTCGGCGATGGTGTAGCCGTTGCTACGAGCTTATATGGAACGTTCTTGAATTTATCCAAGAATGTCTGATATGTCTTACTTCCAAAGCTCCGGAGTACACTTGCTTCATCCAGTGACGTTGCAGCAAAGTACGATGGATCTATATCACCATCTCTCACTCGCTCATAGTTCGTCAGCACAATCTGACTGTCACACGCCTTGACCTCGTCCATCGTCCGGCAATACTCCGGCTTCTCATATCCAAGCAGTTCCACCGCATCTCTGGTGAACTCCTGCTTCACTCCAAGTGGCAGAACAATCAAAGCTCTGCCGCCGGTATGTTCTGCTGCCAAATGGCAGAACTCTATCTCCTGTACCGTCTTTCCAAGACCGAATGCTTCAAACAATGCCCGTCGTCCGCCCTTAAGTGCCCATGCAACGGCATCTGACTGATGTGGTTTCAATGCCGGATTGATCTTTGAACGATCAACCGCAAATCCGCTGTCTGTTGCAAGGTCGATTTTGCTTTCTAAAAATTCTCTATATGTCATGTCACACCTCACTTGCAACCAGTTCTCTATTGCACAGCTTCTTGATCTGTCTCACTCGTTCAAACGATATACCGCACATTTTCGCTGTATCGGTCATGCCATATCCCTGCAGCATGCACCGCATCGGCTTCTGTGTTCTCGGAGACAACTGATCTACCATATGTTCAAAATCCATCATCGTAATAAGTTCTCCGATACAATCGTGTCTGTCTTCCAGAAACGAATCCCCATAACTGTCACCATCATCATTTACAATCTTGTCGAGTGATACATACTGTGGTTTCTCGACATCTTTCCAGTGAAATGGTGTACGTACTGTCACATCTCCAAATTGAATGTATCTTTCCACATATCTGTTGATATATATACCGATATAATTTCGATTTAAGTGTTCCAGATCCTTGCTTCTGTCAATGGCTTCCACCAGTGCAAGTACACCTTCCTGTATGATGTCATCGTAATTTGGGAATCCATGATATTTATTCAAATGAAAATACACAAGTTTGATATTCTCCATGATCTTCTGATTTCGCAGTTCAATTCTTTCTGCCTTTGTCAAATCCATTCACCTCCTGTTGAAAGAGAGCTTCCATCTCATCAAGCGCAGATACACGCTCCTGTGTCGGTTGTATACTCTTAGGCATATTGCTCTGATATCCTCGTCTCTGTTTCTGCCTGCGCTCATTCACTGCATTTACTACCCATCGAATAATTGCGAGATAATGAGACTTTGTTTTGTAACCTTTCTCTTCAATGTACATATCAAGAAATTCGATTG